TATGATATTGTTTATACTCATTTACCAGAACATGCTTTACAATTAAAAAATCTTTTATACAATAATACGAACATTAATCCTTCATTCATTGGTTATACTCATTGGACAGAGTTTCCAGAAATAACAAACTATGAAATGACTATGATGGATGTTAACTTTCTTGGACTATTGGAAATGGAAAGATGTGGTATCAATACGCAGGGGCAAAAGAACCTTATACTAAAGAATGCGAAAAAAAGTTTAAATAAAGAATCACTTATACGATTAGATGAGATAATTGTTCCCCAATATTTAGGATGGGAAATTCCAAAGTATAATAAACAATCATCGGATAAAAAAATAATTGTATACAACCATAGACCACACACTTATAAAAACTGGCCGTGGGTTCTAAAACAAATGGATAGACTTTGGGAAGATAGACAAGACTTTGAGTTGTGGGTGCCACTAGCAGATACAAGTGAGAGAGAATATATGACAAATGATAAATATGATAGGTTTGGGTATTTTTCTAAACTATCAAGTTGTTATCTTGGAATATGTGCTAAACAGAAATATGGTGGGTGGGCTATATCAGCAACTGATGGTATGAGTGTAGGTGTTCCTTATATGTTTTCTGATGATGATTATTATCACGAGTTAGCTGGTGACGCTGGAATATATTATGATGGTGAGAGCAATTTTATTCAGACGATACATACTATTTTAGACAATGAAGATGATAGGAAACATTGGAGTGATAAATCATTGAATAGATTTGAACAAGGTAAATGGGAATCAGCCATCAATCAATTTAATGATATGTTAAATGAAACAATAGACAACTTACCAATGATAGGTGAAACAGATTCTTATAAAAGAATATTAGATTTTATTCACAAGAAAAAATCTGTTTCTAAAGAAGACATTTTAGATTATTTAAATTGGGGTGTGAGAATATCTTTCACATCTTATAGAAATAGATTAAGACAAGAACCAACAATTAAATTTACAAAAAATAGGTATGAAATAAAATGAAAAAACTAACAGCAGAACAAATACAAATGAATTGGGAAACATTAATGGATATTATTAACAAACACATTAGTGGTGATAGAAAAGAAAATCTTATAAAAATGTATGATGACTTTAAAGATAGAATGATGTTTGCACCAGCAAGTGCTAAAGCAGATTTTCATAATGCGATGCCAGGTGGATATGTTGAACATATTCTTCACATTATCAACCATTCATTAGAATTAAAACAAGTATGGGAAAAGAATGGAGCTATGATTAACTTTACAGACGAAGAGTTGGTATTTGCAGCGATGCATCACGACTTAGGTAAGGTTGGTGATTTGGAACACGACTATTATGTTCCACAAGATTCAGAGTGGCACAGAAAGAATCGTGGTGAGATTTATAAACATAATCCACAACTTCAGTATATGAAAGTACCTGATAGAGGATTGTGGTTACTTCAACATTATGGTGTTAAGGTTACGGACAAAGAATACATTGGAATCAAACTAACAGATGGTTTATATGATGATGCTAATACAGCTTATTTAAAGGGATATAATCCAGATTATAAGTTAAGAACTAATATGTGTTATATACTTCATCAAGCTGATATGATGGCTACTCATATTGAATATGACCAGTGGAAAAGAGGTGATGTATCAGATGAACCGATGAACACAAAAGTTCCAAAAACAAAAGATGAACAAAAAAAAGTAGATAACCTCAAACAAAAGTTTGATGAGTTATTTGCTTAGGAGATTATTATGTGGTGGTTATTAACAATATTATTATTTTTAGTTAGTGTAGTTTCATCTACATTACTATATTATTCTTTAAAAAGAATAACACAATATGAAGAATTTATTTTACAGATTCAACAAGTAATAAAATTCTCAACAGACAAAATGAAACTTGTAGATTCAAGAGGTCATTATGAATCAGATGATGAGACTGGTTTTTTCTTTGAACAATTAAAACAAATTCAATTATCTCTTGATGGGATATTTGAAGAACAGGAGACAGAAGATGCCAAAAAAGAAAACTAATAAGATAGAAGAAGAAATAAAAAAAATAGTTAAAAAGAAAAAACGAAAAGTTTATTTCGGACAAGAGGTTCAAAATGCTATAATAAGATATAATGATTTGGATAGTATTAAAGAACAAGCTGAACGAAATAAAATATATGGTGAAGAGATACATAAAGCGTTTGATAAGTTAGCTGAAAATATTATCAATACATTTAAGTTTACTTATTTTGATTATGGTTTTAATGATATAAAACATGAAGTTGTAGCATTTATGGTAATGAATATTCATAAATACGACCATACAAAAGGTTCAAAGGCATTTAGTTATTTTTCTGTCGTAGCGAAAAATTATTTAATTTTACATAATAACAACAATTATAAAAAATTAAAAAGTCATAATGGTATAGAAGTTTTAGATAAAGAAAAAAATATAAATTCTGTTGAAAATGATTTTGAATCATTTACATATGAAATGATTGAATATTTTGACTCTAATTTGAACACAATATTTAAAAAAGAAAGAGATTTAAAAATAGGTTATGCCATAATTGACTTAATTAAACATAAAGATGAAATAGAAAACTTTAACAAAAAAGCTTTATATATCTTAATAAGAGAAATGACAAATGTGGAAACTGCACATATAACATCAGTTGTTAATGTTTTAAAAAGACATTATAAAAAATTAATTAATAAATATCATACACATGGCACAATTATGATAGACAATTCAGGTTCTTTCTTTTAAAAATATCATTATACACACAAAAAAAAACCCACTACTTTGATAGTGGGTTTTTTATTTTAAACAATTTCTTACAAATTTAATATTTATATATGAATAACTACATCTTGAGGAGATTGTATGTCAGATAAAAATGAAATATTCGAGGGTAAAACCTTTCAAGACTTAACAAAAGATATTTACGAAAACACTACAAAGCGTAAAACTCAAATCGATTTGTTAATATCAGAAATTCACGGATTCATAACAACCATAGATGATGTGGTGTTGGTTGCTCCTATTATAAAAGAATATATGGACACAGCTGTTCGTAACGATGAACACTTGGTAAAACTTGCTGGTGTACTACAAAGAATTATTTCTAAATCACAAGGTGAATCAGATGAATCAATGTTATTAAGTGATGAGGAAAAAGCAGAATTAATGGGAACACTTCAAGATACTGTAGATGACTTACAGAAAGAAAGTCATAGATTAGAAACTATAAAAGATAAAACAATACAAAAAGGATTTTCGGAGAGTTAAATGGGTTCAACATTTACAACATTTGCAGGACAAAAAGTTAAAGGATTTATGGGTAGAGAGTATTCCGTACCAATATATTTACAATTTGTTCCTGGTTATTGCGTCGATGCTATTCATTCAGAACAATCACTTGGATACAAAGGTGAACAAACAATAAATTCTATATATGCCATATCACATGTAGGGGGTGCAACAGGAAAAAGAAGAGCACAATACTATAGTGAGGACAATAGATATTTTCCTCTACTTAGAAATCCTGGTGATGTTCCAACAAAAGGTGACCCAGTATTACTTTGTACTATCGGTAAAATAAATTATTATTTAGGGCCTTTGAATACAATTGATAATAGTCCAACATGGAATGATGATAAAAATTATAAAAAAGAATTAACAATGTTAAATGCAGATAGAGCTAAAAATACTCAAAGAGGTGAACGTGGTGAAAGTTTTAACTTTAATAAAGAATTATCTTATAGTAGATTACAGAAAGTAAGAAAAGAAAATTTAGACTATGGTGATACTCTTAATGAAGTTGTTGGTGATTATATGATTGAAGGTAGACATGGTAATAGTGTTCGTGTTGGAAGTAGAAGTAATAATCCTTATATTTTTATATCCAATCAGAGGAATAATGAAAATGTTTTTGAATCAGTATCTGATGGTAGTCTAATAAGTATTACATCAAATGGAACATTAGCAGAACATTTTCCGAGTTACTTCGATGGTGATGTGGGTTTAATAAATGAAAGTGGTGAGGAATCAGGTGAAGAAAGTGAAGAAAAATTTGGGTTTACTCTATCATCTGATGGACTGGAAGATAACACTTATCCAATTGGAACTATACATTCAGATTTAAATAATGGTGCTGATATTCAAGATACAATTTATGGATACAATACAAATCAAATTTTATTCAATTCAGATAGAATAACTTTAAATTCAAAACTTGATGATATTTTTGTTTCATCAATTAAAGATATTTATATTGGTAGTGGTAGACATTTATCAATCAACGCACCAACAAGTATAAATATTTTATCTAATAATGTTAATATTGGTAATCCTACTAAAGATACAATGCAATCTATGGTATTAGGTGAAAAACTTATAACAGCGTTAAACGCTATAGTAGATTTAATACCATCTATTAAAATTTTTACACAAGCGGGTAATCAATCACCATTACCAACAATAGAAAAAGATATATCAAATGTTAAAGGTTTAATAGATGATATTTTAAGTACAAAACACAAAATAGAACAAGGATAGTTATGAAAAAGAAAAAACCAAATATAAAAACTATAAT